TACAACAGGCATCGTGAAGGGGGTATCAGTTCCGAGAGACATAGTATTGCTCCTTTCTGAATGTTGATATATTGCTAAATCGTGGCCACGATTAAAGCCTTATTTCCCGAGCATCTGCTGAAATGCCCTTGCCATGCCCTGCAATTCGTTGAATTGCGCCTGTGACATCTGGCCGGAGTTCAGAAGCTCCTGCACCTTTGCCTTTGGGTCACCCTGGAAGGTTTTTTGAAACTCGTTGAATTGCTGGATCATGCCCATCACGTTCCCCATAGGGCCAGGGAGATTGCCACCGCCCATTGCGTTGAAAAACGGATTACTCATCTGCTCCAGCCTCCTTTTTGGTTCTGGTGGTCTTAGGTGCGCTCAGAGCGTCCACACGGGCCGCTAGAGCGTCTAACTGCTCACGGGTGGCATACTCTACCGCAGGGGGCTGCGGGGCCTGTGTGGGGCTTACAGGGGCCGCTGTGGCCGTCCTCTCCACTAGGTCGTATATCTTGGTGGTGGGCTTGCCGGATGCGTCAGCTTGCTTGAGGTAGATAACAGGTGCGGTGCTGTCCCACAGGGCAACGGCACTGTTTGGGGCCACCGGGTACTCGAATGCCGCCTGCCCGCCGGGAACCCACACAATCTGGGTGTTGTTCTGCTGCTGGGGCGGTTGTTGCATATTTTGCAACGGTTACTGCCCCGCCCGAAGCTGTGCCAGCTGGTCAGGCATAGGCGGCTGATAAGGTTGGTATGGTGTATAATAAGGCTGATATCCGTATGCCATAGTTAGTCAGTCCTTTCCCAAAAATAGAGTACGATCTCGTTCCCGCTGTCCCAGGAGTCATAAAGCACACAGTCCCGGATACACACCACATGACCAGACAGGGCAAGGATATAGGTCCCATGCGGGTGGCTGTCCGCAAACTCCGCCACGGTCACGTCCTCCGGGGCCAGCTCCCGGCGATAGCCATGCCGCCGCAGATATGCCCCCCATGTGGCGTTAGCTGATGGCATATCCCCCATCAAGCCGCCCTCTACACAGAGTCCCAGGTAAGTTGTGTACCAGTCCTGGTTCAGCGCCTTAGACAGTGCCCGGACCGTGCAATCGCCTACGTTACGCCCAGCGGGATTCGGGTTGTAATGCGTCCACATGGCGGTTATGTTCCTCTACCTCTGTCACATATCGTTCAAGACCGTTGTCATCTCCCTGGGCCATATACCAGAAAACCGCTTCTCTGGCACATTCGGGATTCATTCCAGTGGCAGTCAAGCGCTCCAAATAGGTCATATCAAAACACGTCCTTATCTAAAAAATAAGGAGGTCCGTGGGGAGGGCGGCGACGTGTACCAACCCTGTATCCCCACGTCCTCCATGTCTATATTTTCGCAAAAAAATTCCCCGGCTGGGGTTGCTCCCAGTCGGGGTTATGTACGGTTTATGCTTGATTTGTGTAAAGTTGCTTGGCGACTTCGGACACCTTCTTAAATACGTACTTTTCATGGGCGGCTACCGCTCCACGATACCAACCTAGTTCTGCCGCCACATCAATCTGGCCCCACTTATCAATAATTCGCCGCTTGGCAATCAGCTCATCGTCCCGGTGCAGGGCGGATTCATAGATAGCGGTTTCGAGTTGAGAGCGCAAGAGCTTGTCCAGCGGTTCTGGCAAATGTACTCTTGCGCTCATATAGTCACGTCCTTCAACCTAGTCCAATTTTTGTCATCACAAACACAATCAGCCCGCCCACCACCGCCGAGATGACCGCCGCGACAACCGCCTCCCAGCGTTTACCCGGCTTGCTCAGAAGGGTGTCCATTTTTCCGTCCAGGCTGTCCAGCTTATCCGTAATGGTGTCCAGCTTCGTTCGGCTGACCGCCTGATCGCTTTCCACCTTTCGCAGACGGTCATAGATCTCCGAGTGGGTTTTCTGTCTGTTTTCTTTCTCGGACTTCATATCCTCTTCCAGCCGGTCCACGCGGGCGGCTAGAACACAGTTCTTTTCGCAATCGGGCATATAGGCCCTCCCTTCAAATGGGTGGTGATGGTGATGCGCTGTCATCCTCGATAAAGCCCTTTGACTTGGCCGTTTCAAAGGTGATGCCGCCCTCTTTGTGGTCGCTGGTGCAGAGGCTAAAGTAAGCCTTGCAGCCAGCTATGATAATAGCCTCACCCACACCAACCCCGGCTGTCAGCCAGGCTGCTGCGGAGGTGTAGCCGTTTGTTATACACAGATACATCAGCGCCAGACATTCTTGCACGATGACGAACCCAGACAGAATGGTCAGCACTGCAATGATCTTGTGCCACTCCAGCTTTTTGCGGCGCTTGAGCCGCTTACCCACGGCGCTCATCGTACCGGGCGAAGAGTGCGCCCACCTGCTCCCGGGTGATTAGGTCCTGGGGATAGGTCACCGCGCCGTCAGGCTTGAAGATTCCAAGAGCCTCCACAGCGGCCTGGTCCTGCTGCTGGAACCAGTCGCTGGCCGGCTGCTCCCGCAGCTCTTGACGGTAGCGCTCCATGTTCTCCTTGAATTTCTCGTAGCTGTCCATTTCAAGTTCCTCCTTGACATCATTCCTGAAATCATCCATGCTTTTCCCGAACTTGGGGAACCAGTGTTCCACGTCCCCGTGGTTGCTGGCAATGCCTAACCTGGCTCCCTCCGCGTGGCAGATTACTACACCGTCCTCCATGGGGTCCAGCCCGTACATCTCACAAAGATAGGCCGTCAGCTCCACCGCCTCCCGGTAGACGGCGGCGAAATACTCCGGGTCTGTCAAGTCGTCCTCGCAGATTTCGAAGGAGACGTGGGTGCTGTTTGCGTCGTCCCCGCAGTGCCAGCCCCGCATATTCCAGGGAAGGGTCTGATAGGTGGCAACGCTTCCGTCCGCCAGCAGCCCGATAAAGGCGTGAACACAGGCCCCCACACCGGAGCGGTTCCAATCGTTGTTATTCTGATTCACGCCCAAAAGGCCGTCGTCCGGGCCGACATAGCGTTTCAGGTTCGGGTTGTTTGAGCCGGTGGAATGGACCATCACCCCTTTGGGGGTAATCCAGCGGTTGGCCTTGTAGCAATCATTCTCCGTCAGATAGAGCTGGTGCAGGTTCATTCGTCGCCACCTCCGGTGCGTTGATGTTCTTCGTCATGGCCACCAGTTCGTCAATGAGGTTGCTCAAAGCGGTGGTGTCCAGTGGATAGGCGATATACTCAGCGCTGGTCTGCGCCATCGCCATGACCCATTCCTTGCGGGTAGCCCCCTCGTCAAACATGATTTCCGCTTCCTCCATCAGCTCGACGAGCAAGCCCAGAAGATTGCCCCAGTTCTTTTCCTGGGCGGCCTTCTGGACGTACTGGACGAGCTTTACAACAAGCGGGATGCAGGTAGCAAGGCCCGTGAGAACGGCCACAATCAGGGATACGATCTGCTCAGTGCTCATAATTGCTCCTTTCTGGGCGTTGCGCCCTGTTGTCAATTTCCCGCCCTGAGAGGGGCGGGGTTTTATATGTGCATCCAGAGGACACCATTGGCCGCCCCAGTTGGCTGGAAGGTCACGGATGGGTTCGGCGGGGTAATGAGGCATTGTATGTTTACTCCCCCACTAACCACAAGGCTGTCCATACAATAAACAGCCTTGACAGCTAGGCCGCTAATCACCCCATAGCCCGTGATACCATATGCGCCGTTACTCAGATAGCCAACAACTGTAGCGGATGCGGGGGTTTCAAATTTGTTGATCCATTGATTCAAAGAAAGCTGTTCGTTGGAGCCAAAGGTTATGGAATCCGTTCCTCCACAGGCCGATGAAACTGTAAAAATGCTGCCGTTGCTTTGAGGGCTCGCCAGAGCAAAACTAAAGCCCGAAACTTTTCTCAGTATCGTTTTGAGGTCAAGGGCGGTTACAGCGGGGTCCGTGGTAACACAGGATAGGTACAAATTCTCACCGGAAACCACCCACTCTATGTTGGTGCAAGGGATTTGCCTCTCCGTTGGCGGATCATATGTCCCCGTGACCAAACTGCCGTCCTGCGCAATCAACTGTTTACCGGATAACAAATCCGATGCAGAACCGGGATTCGTCAGGGTTGGCAGCTTTGTTCCTCCCCCACTCAATACCGGCTGTAAAATCATGTCCGCACCCCGCTTTGTGCAAGGTGCTGGAGCGCTAAATCAAGCGCCCCCCCCCATTGGAAATTTATGGTTTTTGTTCATGTTGCTGTCTCCCTTCTCCCTGCCCGAATAGGGGCGGGGTTTTTATTGCCCGTTAAATTTCAGTGATGCGAAGATAATACGATGCTCCAGATGTGTCGAATTCTATCGTTGCGTTTTTATTTGCGGTGTATGTGGCATCAGTCCCCGCTGAAAGCATATCCCCATTCAAGTAGATTTCTCCACCACGCATACCAGAGCAATGACAAAGAACTTCTGTTCCGGCATCCACCTCAAGCGTTTGGGCAGTGTAATATTCCACACCGTTTATCACAATAGAACACCCAAAAAAATTCTCATACGGTTCTCCTGTTCCAGTCAGTGTCAATGTTATCTTTCCGCCAGCCTTTGGCCATAGCGACCAGTCATGGAAAATCATGCTGACACCCCCTGCATCCGAATATTTACGTTGATATCCTCCGTAGGCACAGAGTCACAGGAAAAGGTCAGGCTGTTGGCCGCCTGAGAAGTACACCACACGCCAGCCGCCGCCCATCTGTCAGCGGAAGGCTTGTTTGCCGGGCACACGTCAACAATTTGGGCCGAGCTGTCAGCCAGGATGCCGGTCACCGTGACCGTTTGCTCTCCTTTGCGCCACCCCGCCGCAGTCAGGGTCACAGTGGCGGTTTTGGGTCCTTTGGAGTCCACGTAGGCTTTGTTGACAATATCAAGGTTTTGGGTTGGGGTGCCGCCAACTTGCACATTCAAAAACTGTACGCTTCCGCCACTTGCCGAATTGAATTGCAGTTCATTGGAGGGTCCAACCTGGACTCTTGGCCCATTGCTTCCCCCAAAAACCAGCTTGCCTTCAACGGTTAAGTCCCCCGTCATCGTCCCGCCGGACAGGGGCAGCCAAGGGGCGCTGACCGCAATAGCGGCCAACTGTGCGGCATATTGCTCTAATGTGGTTCCCTCCGGAGGGTCCACACCCATAGACTGTAAGGATGCCGCTATACTAGCTTTGGCGGCGGAAAGTCTATCAATCTCTCCCTGAATACTCATACTAATCCCCCATTAGATAGCAGCTAAAGATTCCTCGATGTCCCCAGTAAGATTTACCGAACCTCCGGTGGTGTAACCAGCTGGAACAGAGAAGGATGTAGTGGTCAATCCGTCGATCTCGCCGGAAATCGCTCCGTTATTTGCCATAGAACCAGTAAGTTTTACGCCCTTTGCATAAGCTGTCTTACCTTTGAGGATATCCCCGGCGACCGCCGTTCCATCTGCGGTATCCACATAATTCTCTGGGATCGCTTCCACCTCGACAGAGGTTAGCACTTTTCCATCCGTAGGCTCTACCGTTTGAGCAGACTTTCCAGGCGCAACGCTCTTTGTTTCCGGGACAATCTGCACCTTTCCAGATCCGCTGTGATAGCCCTTCGGGATAGCATACGATAACTTTTCAGCGGTTAGCGTCTCATTTACCGCCCCGTTGTTCGGCATCGTACCCGTTGTAACCTTTCCATCTGACGTAACCAAGACTTTTCCGGTTAAAACGTCTGTTGCGGCAGCGGTCACAGAAGAAACATCTTGAAAATTATCCGGGATGGGTGCAATAGTCACATCAGAAAGTCCATAATACCCGCTATCCGGCGTAATATTTTGCTGTGATTTCGTCGGTGTCGCCTGCTTGCTTTGGAGGTTATAATTTCCTCCGCCAGCAATGCCAGATACCGTTCCGGACCCATTATGGTATCCCTTCGGGATTGTATATGTATCTCCTTCTTGAACAGTTGCAGATACGGCACCACGATTCTCGATTGCCCCAATTTTTGTGGCTAGCGCGTCTAGCTGGTCTGTACTCGTTCCAATCCCCAATTCTACGGCTTTGGATCTGATTGCGTTTCTTGCAGTTTGGATTCGGCTAATCTCAGTTGCTATGCTCATTTTTATTCCACCTTTCAGATGGTTCCTAAAATAATTTCAATATTTCCCACCGTTTCCTGCACCGCTGCCGCAGTGATAGGAAGCGTATTGTCTCCGCTAAAGTCGGATACAGCATCCACAGCAAGTGTATTGCCGCCTTCCACCTTTAACCCGTGCCCAATCTTGTATGGGAATCCACCAGATCCACCTCCACTGGCTTCTGTTCCGGTGTCCTTGTATTCTCCCGCCTCAAGGTCCCACGTCCACCAGGTCCCGTTTTGGATGATGGGCTGATGAATGGCGGCCTTTTCTGCTCGCTCCGCCGCCGCTTCTGCCTTTGCCCGCTCAGCGCTTGTTTGTGCAAGTATTTGTTCTGCCACAGTTGGTGTTGATGGGACCGCATTTTCACCCAGCTTTGCCCCTGGTAAGATCATCCCGAGATGTGCCCAAATAGTCGGAAGCACAACGTCGCTCCCGATCATTCCATAAACACCACAGTATAAATCTTCTCCTTCACAACTGTTCTGGACGCATTCCCACGGGATTGAGCATTCTCCATTTTCGTTTAATGCAGCAGAAATTGATTTCTGTTCTGTCCGAAACACGGAAATGCGGTCCATTCCATCCCACGCAGAATCAAACACAAAGCGGACGATATAGGCATTTACCGACCCGCTGGTAATAGTTTCGCGGCTGCAGATTGTCAATTTATTTTTTTCTGCATTCACTACAAACATTCCGCAAGCTCCTTTACATAGCGTCCACCTTATCCAGTAGCGCATCCATTTCCTCTACGCTGTATTTGCTAGTTGCGTAGCTGGATGGTGTTTCCATCAGCGCTGCGACCTGTTCTTCAAGGGCCGAAATTCGCTCTTCCAGTGTCATTTTTGTCACCTCACATGATAATCCTTCGTCCGTAGCGGTCTAATGCCATTTTTCCTGTCCGGTCTTTTAACTGACCTCCCTTTACAGTTTCGGGGATTCCGTAGTACAAGATGACACAACCAGGAGCGCCGTCTCCGCCAGAAGAACCCGAGCCTCCTGCGCCTCCCGTGGTAGCGGGACAATTTCCTGATCCGTTGTAGCGCTCATTTGTGGTTACTTGAGTTCCGCCGCCACCGCCGCCACCGCCGCCGCCATTACCTCCGGTCCCTCCTGTTCCGAATATATCTGCTGTCGATGGCTTTCCCGCATCCGCGCCCCTTCCGCCTGTAGACCTACTTGCGGCATTTCCGTTTGCGCTAGCGGCTGCGCCACCGCCACCACCAGCATATTTGACATATTGATACGAATAAAACGTATAGCTTCCTATTGTTACCTGTGGCCCAAATCCGTTTTCAAGAGTCCCTCTATTTCCTCCTGTGGCTTCATATCCAGGTTCTTCGATATCCTCACCTCGCTCTGCTGGGGTTATTCCTGCGCCAAGAGTGAGGTAGCTTCCGTCTCCTCCGGATGCCCCTGGAATCCCTGCACTCCCTGTTTTCCCGTAAGTAATTCCGCTAATTACATCCGGGAATCCAGAATCCATTCGATCCCCTGACTTGCTTGAAAAAACTTTTGATCCATATGATAGCTTTGTTTCTCCGCCCTCAGCAGCCGCAGAGGATGAGGTTTCCCCTGCTCCGCCAGCTCCAATAGGTTATCTCTCTATTGTTCGTTTCAATTTCCACATCAACTATATGTATATATCCACCAGGCCCCGGAGCGCCAGCCGCTCCGCCATTTCCCCCTATTCCTTGTTCTCCGACACCTTTTCCACCATAAGGTGCTGCCGTAGACGATTTCCCGGCGGTTCCATTGTTTCCCGCCTCGCCAACGCTGCCACCTGATCCGCCTCCAATTAAGACAGCTCTGACAGTTGTAACTCCATCGGGTACGCTCCATGCTCTATTTGTCGATATGATCTCCGATTGTTCGTACAACACAGTTTCTTCAATCACTGTCGGTACAAAACCCACCAAACTCTTTTCCTGCGCCCTCAGCTTCCCGGAAAGTGTAATATCCTCACTCTCTAGGCATGCGGCAGAAAAGCTGTGATCAAACGGGTGGTAGACGCTAAAGCGGTCCCCGGTCCGCTCTGCTCCATATGTCGTAGGGGCGCTAATAACCTCTGTGCATTTGTAATAGCTCACCATCCGCTCTGCAACGGCGTTTGAATTGACTAAAGAGACCAAAGTTGCGTCGGAAACCGTTTTAATATTTTCATCAGCCTCTGCGTTGACTGTCTTTGTAATTTGCCGGGTGTTATGCACATATGGCCGACCTTGAAGCGTACCAGATCCAGACGAGATCTTGGCGTAGTTTGCCCCACTTTCTAAGATAGAAAATCCCGTGGCTTCTAAGCCGTAGTGGGGTTCTGAGAACGTAATAACATCTCCGTAAGAAGCCGTACCCTCAAAGAGAGATTCCGGCTCTCCCCCCTCTACATACTGGTGTTCTGTCACAGACACACCTGATACCTCAGATCCGTACTCAACCGTAGCGTCATTATATATCCGGTCAGCTGGAACAGTAGAAGAAATCCCGTCCCACAACCCTTCTATACGGAGAGTTCCCAGCATATCTTCTTTAACTGTCGCCCCAGTCGCAAAAAGAACCTGTGATAAGTTTTCCCGCGGTGTGGCAATGGGGAGCCACCCATATAACTTGATATCTTTTATATTGCTCTTGACAGATACGGGGATCGTACCACAAATATCTTTCACTATTTTTTCAGCGGTTTCTCCTGTGTATATTCCTCCCATGTGCCTGCCGTTTTGAAGCAATCCGATTTTCGACGTTGCGCTAATGGTGTATAGTTTAGGGGCGACTCGTTTGATGCTCTGGACGTAGAAGATCCCGTCTTGCGCTCCATTAAAATAGCGTGTCAGTTTTGCGTTTCGACGGAAATTAACAATAGACGGGTCGTTGCACTCCACCGTTATATTTAACGTATCAACTTCTAACGAAGCGGATAAGAGGTCCCGACTGCGGTATAGGTTTCCGCTTTCTACCAAATCCTGTGTGAACGTCCAAGTTTCATATTCAAAATAGTTACCAGCGGACATATATTCACCCCGTTATGGTGTTCTCTGCGGCTTGATTGCAGAAAAATTCACTTGAAGTCCGGTCCACCTCCGCTCTCCGGCCACCTTCCCTTTATATCGGTCCGTTCCGTCAGACACCATAGCATCAAACGTAATGGTGCTCTGCCCATATGGAAGAGTAACAGAATGGCTGTTGATCGGGGCGCTAATTGCCTGATAAAAGCTGTCGTAGGCTGCTCTGTCTTTAGGTTCCGGTTCTACATAAAGCGAATAATCATAATAAGTGCCAGTTAAGTCCCTCTCATGCCGCCCGGAAAGCATGTCCCCGGCGTTGACCCCCTCGACAAGCCGAAAAGACCTGTCAAGGGTATCAAACTTACACCTAACGTTGTAGTGGATTCCGTCCATATCTATCCCAGTCATTGTGCCCTCCTTACTTGTTCACAATGCTTACTCCGCGTCGGGCTGTCTCGTCATCGATATACGGGACCATCAGCCGCCCGAATGTCACGCCGTCTACCTGCATAATAGCGTTCACGCTGACTGGTCGGTATCCGCCGCCACTCCCGTTTTCCTCCCGGTAGATTTGCCTAAGAGTAGATTCCGGGGCAATGATTTCCCTCTCCGTCTTGTTGTCCCCTACCAGGGCGAGGTATGGGTCATTCGGCGGAATCACGCCGCCGTTAGCATACGCCGGGTAAGCATTGTATTCATTTCCCGTTGCGGCTTTCGCTCTCTTTTGCGCTGAGTTTACTGCATTTGTAACCAAAGCGATTCCGGTAACAATTCCAGCTGCTGCAACTAATGCACCACCAATCCCAGTCAAAGCTCCTAAGGCTACCGCCAAAGTACTTACTGCAACTAGCAATAGCCCGATAACAGATGCAGCCCGCTCGATTGCGCTCATGTCGCTCCACGCGCTGATTACCTGCGCTGCAAGAGCAACGAACGTCCCGATCCCTGCTACCACTAATCCGGTTTGTAAGTTTAATTTGCTAAATAATTCAATCGCTTTTGGCAGGACACTTGATACACCTGAAATAACCCCGGTGATTGGGCTGATTGCTGCAACGAGCGCCAGCATTACAACTATCGTTGCTTTCCCTCCATCGTTCAAAGAATTAAACCAGTCTAAAAATTTTGTCGCCAGCTCTGTCACTTTAGTAACGATCGGCTGAACGCTTTCTGCGAGTTCTGCCAAGGATTGTTGAAGGTCTGCACTCGCTTCTTTATTCTTAACCAGCTCTTCGTTATTCTTTACCCATTCTTCATATGTGGCAGAAAGCCCGGAGTGAGCTAGGGCCGATAGCGCATAATCCTGTTTTTGCGCTTCTGTTGTGCAGTTGGCTAGCCCAGCCGAAAAGTTTTCCGCTCCAATCCCAAGTCGGTCAAGCAGTTCGGCAAACTGCCCGGTAGCCTCTCCGGTTGCAAGCGTCTCTTGCAGGCTGTCTGCAAGACTTTCTATTTTCATTGTGTCCGGGAACGCTAAATATGCGGCGGAGAGATTTTCTACAGCTTTTTGAAGGTTGCTTTCTGTAAAACCGGCCTGCAACAAATTAGAGACCGCTTCCACACTACTGTCTGTCTCGTCGCTTACAACGGCAAAATTTTTAAAAGCTTCTCGAGCCGAATCAATCCCAACTCCAGCCATTCGAGCATTGTTGTCCAATTTAGAAAGATCACTTCTCAACTCTTCGGTCGCTGGAACAGTAGCCACCGCCGCCGCACCTAAAGCTCCAATCGTCTTTGTAACAGGGGAAAATGCGTTGCTAATTTTTCCAGCCGTTTCAGATACGTTCCCGGCTTTTTGGTTGAATTTGTCTAGCCCACTGGCGCAATCTTCAAAAGCCTTTTCTGCGTCTTTTGCCGCTCTTTCGGACTCAATTAGCTCCCGCTGTAATGCGTCATACTGACCTTGATCTATCCTTGGTCCGTCAATATCTGCCAAGGACTGTTTCAAAGTTTGTACCTCCGCATCAGCATCATCAACCACCTTGGAAAGCCGCTCTATCTCAGCTGTAGCTTCTTTGATTTGCTCGGAACTTCCTCCGCCGTCAGTCTGCTGAAGCTTATCCAGCTTGTTTTGCATCTCCAGCAATGCATTCCCGGCTGCCTCGGCCCGCTTCTGTGCGTCCACTAAATCATTACTTAGTTTTTCGTAAGCATTGTTACGCTCCAATGCCTCCCCTGCGCCCGCCATGGCTTCCTTTAAGGTCCTTACCTTTTCAGCCGTTGCCTCAACCGATTGAGCCAACAACCTTTGCTTTTGCTCTAATAAAGTGGTATTCCCTGGGTCCATTTTCAAAAGGCGTTCTACATCTTTTAGTGCACTTTGGGTATCCTTGATATTTTTGTTGGTCCCGGACAGCGCCTTATCTAACTTTGTGGTATCGCCGCCAATTTCGATTGTTATTCCTCTGATTCTATTTGCCATGATACACCTCTAAAAAGAATCGAAATCCTCTTGGGTTGGTAGATAATCGTAATTATATTGATCGTTTCCGGCTTCAATCATCATGTCCGTAACCATGCCAATAGTCAGAAGTTCAAGATCCCTGATTGGGATTCCTAGTTGCGCAGTCCGAAGAAGAAACAGTGCCGTTGTTAGCTCCCGCTCTGTTGGTCTAGTTTTTTTTTGATATCTGCCAGAGACTCGTTATTCGCACGCCACAAATCCATTAATTCCGGGAAAATGCTGTAAATAGAGAAGGTATCGAATGTATCCAGCCACTCTTCCGGTGAGCTTTCTTTCATCTCCGGGTTTCCGTGCTTCGCCATAATAAACGCAACATTTTCAAAAACTTCCAAAAGCCTCATCGGAATGTTTCCGTCTCCGTTCTCCGCCGATTTTACGGCGGAGTCGATTTCTTTCATGTCTTGCATAATATCGCGGCGAAACTTAATGCGGTAAAGGCGCGGCACAGCGGCAGTAGCCCGAAATACAACCGTTCTCCCATCAATTACAATTTCTTTCGTCATACGCTAACGTCTCCCGGCTGCCAGACGGAGCTGTACCATGCGTTGTAAACGCTTTCAGTGGTCGTTGCAGTTGTTTTTGCCTTAATATTCCCGTTTTCAAGCGGAGACGCTGTAATTGTCATACTTTCGGTTGTCGGTTCTTTTGTGTTGGTCGTTGTCGCTCCAGAAATGCCAGGGCGGGTTGCCGAGCAGTTATACAGGACATGCCGGGTCGCTTTTTGATCTCCGCTAAACTCAAAAAGCAGTGCAAATGACTTGGGTTCTGCGCTAACATTCTCTACCATGACTTTTGACGTTTCATCTTCCGTTTCCATGAGTACGTCTTTTCTGAAACTGTCAGGAATCCTTGCGATCTCAAGTGTTCCGCTGTATCCATCATTCGCGGCAGTAACATAATAAGCCACATCATCGGCATAGAATGTGCTTGGATCTCCCTGTGCGTCTAACGACAAATTGACCGCCCCGGGGATTTTTTGGGGCGTGCCAAAGGATACTTCTCCATCTTCTCCGGGAGTCAAGACTGCGTAATGGACATTTTTAAGTCCAAACTTTACTTTGTTTTCAGGCATTTATTTACACCTCAATTTCATAGATAGTCTCATATAGCCGCTCATCTGGAATATATAAAAATTCTTTCTCGAACGGCAGTTCATGGTTGTTTAAAGCTGTCTCTATCGCATCTTCGGCTCCGGTATCCTTTCCCTCTGCGTACAACTCGATCTGTACATGTTTTATACTCTTATAGACCTGATTGTCTGCCATAAAGTTGTTGCTATATGGGTCAAGGAACACGCCATAAGGCAAGCTGGGCGGTTTTTCCCAATGATGGTAAGAAAACCTTATCCCAGTTGCATCTAGCATATTCTGGATTTCTTCAAGACTCATCGGATCTTCCCTCCCTGGCTGCCTCTTCCGTTTACGGTGAGGATCACCCGCTGTTCCAGGGCTTTAGCCGCCGCTTCTTCCGCCGGACGAATATGTGGCTTTCCTTCTGTTCGGCTTCCGTCCCTATTCAAATGGCCGTTCTCCAGAAGATGGGTTAATTGGTAATGATCTTTATTGTAAATTACAACGAAGAGTGCATTTTTCGCTTGCTTTGATTTTTTTAGTTTCCATCCCTTTTTATAGGCTCCGGTTCTTTGGGGCGATTCGTTCTTTACCAACTTTAGGCACTCTTTCCCGGTTTTTTCGACATCTTCTTTTACACCTTCTGTGATTTCATCCGCGAATTTTCTCAGTTCTCCATTGACCGCTTCCAGTAGGTCGTCCACTTTAATGGCCATCGTTTTCCTCCAAAGTTAGGTCGGTTACTAAAAGCCCATTACTGTCTGTGGTGTACTGTACCTGTATAACATGGTGCTCTACTCCATCAATCAGGCAAATATCATTTACTTTAATTTTTTCCGGGGTCCTCCATATGCGGATTAAGCGGTCTGCATGTTGCCCGTTTCTGGCAGCCTCATAGTTCCTGGTTATACCGACAGTCCGCTCTTCAAAGCAAGTTTTAACCTTTGTGACTAAAATCCTAGTTTTTGGTATCTTTGTATCATCCCACTCCGCAGAGCAAATCTTGCACAATCCGGAATCAAGCATCTTCTTCCCCTTTCATTTTCTGTGAGGCTAGGATGTCATGCCGCAGTTGGCGGAGATATGCAGGCTCCGTTTCTCCGGTAATTCGTTTTCGGTACATCCAGGCCGCGGTCCCGACTACGGCCATTGTATAGTCGTAGTCGGGAACAGTCTCGATTCCCTGTCTGGATAAATGTTGCTTTGCCGCCAGAAGCAGGGTGTTTAAATACTCGTCATCTCCAAGCTCAATCCCAATTCTCTGTAGGTCAAGCTTTAATAACTGTAAAGCATTTTTCATTTCCTGTTGTCATCCGTTCACACATCGTCCTCTACCTTGTTAGCTACATCCTCCGCAAAAGACATGCTGGTGGTCGGGGTGGTCGCATTCAGGCCGAACACCACAAAACCCTCCGGGATAACGGGGAGGCCGTCATAGCGAGCAGTCGCCTTGAATACCGTCTGGTCCTCGATGAATCGAACATGCTCACTCTGAGCGATTGTGGTCCCGGCCCGCTCCGCCAACAGATAGAGATCGCCATAGCCGCCGATAATATTGTTATCGGGGATGAAATCCAGAATCTCAATAGCGCCGCCAAGAATGGGCATGGTCTGGCTCATTCCGGTGACCACAGCGCCGGATGCGTTGATGGTCAAGGCCTCGGACATCATGGTCGTGTATGTAGTCTCGTTCATGGCCCAAAACTTTGCCCCGGAAGTGTACTTGTTCTTTGCCGCTCCGGAACCTTTCAGAACATTTTGGAACAGTTTTACGCCAGTGCTGTTGGCTGCGGTGATCGTCTGGATGTTGGTGGTGTGCAGGTCCGCCCAGGGACGGCTGGTGGCAGGATAACCAGTGGGCTTCGTGGTCTGGGCAAGACGGGCCACAATGCCAAGCGGCATCTTAGTTCCAGTTCCATACAAAATAGCCTTGTCCAGCGCATAGCCAATAGCCTGACCGAGAGCGGAGATAATTTCACTGGCAAGTGCAATGTCGGAATCCTCCAGGGTAGCATTGCACACAGCGATATATCCACCAACTTTATATCCATCTACCTCGACGGAGCTAAAGGACAAGCTAAGTTCATTCAGAGTGGCGCACATTTCGGTCCACACAGCTTCAGGAATAGAACCCATAATATTCTGGCGGGCCTTTCCTGGAACGTTGCGCACATTAACATGCTTCATGAGCTTGCTGTACTTCATGGCGCTTTCCTTCACTAGTTCCAGAACTACTGTAGGAATTAGAAGCTCAGATCCAGTGATTGCCCGCTTCTGCTTGCCCAGTTCGCGGGTGCGCTCCAGAAAATCCTTGACATCCTGGTTAGCGAAAAACGCATCCCGCTCCTGATTGTTCATGCCGAAAAATTTCATTCTGGTTTCCAATTTCTTAAGCTCCTTTCGCTGCTCCTTCGAACCTGCCTTAGGTGCGTTTTCTTCAATTTCTTTGATTTCGTTTTCGGCGGCTTCAATTTCAGCCTGTAGCGCACTTTGATCGTCCCGGTTTTTCTGCTTCTCGGCCTCAAAGTTATCCACGGCCTCTTCCACAACCGCTTTCTGCTCATCGGTCTCTGCCTCGGCAATGGCCTGCTCAAGCTCCGCTTCCCGAGTTTCAAAACTTTCCGCTGCCTTTCGCAGTTCATTCAAAGCCTCTTTTTTCTCGCTGATTTTCTTCCTCAGCATCAACACTTTAAGTGCCATGTCATGCTCCTTTCAGTCTTTCATTCATTTTTGCTTTCCACGCTTCCGTTTTCCGTCGTTCTATCTCCTGATACTCCATCTTCCTGGCCGAAACGGCGGTTTCCTCATAAGCTGGGAAAGTGACTACCGACACTTCAAACAGTTCGACTTCCCTAATAGTCCAATGAACAGCCCCGTCCTCTCGGATCTCGGTATCCTCCTTGACAATGTTGAATCCAAAGCTGCACTGGTCCACATCACCACGCTTCACGCGGTTGTATAGGTTCATAGCATCCGTATCGTTCGGATTAATACGAATCTTTCCCCATAATCCGTGCGAATCTTCGCGCAATTCCAGTGTCCCTGCTTTACTCCGTCCCAACACAAGCCTTGTCTCATGGTCTATCAAGGCGCGAACATCATTACCCAGCGTATTTGCAAACGCTCCAGGCGCTACACTTTCAGACGCGCCCGGCCAAAGATCGTAATTGCTGTTGAAAACAGAAAAATATCCTTCGATGTAAAAATCGTCGTTATCTTCTCTGGTTTCGAACTTAGACGGGATAGACCGCATCTGTCGTTCAGTTCTCTCCAAGGTCAACGCCTCCAATCAGCTTTTTTTGGTCCCCAATCATGCCGCGCGGGATATAGTTTTCAAGAATGACTAGCTCGTCCAGTCCATCCATCGGATTCAGGCCAAGCCAGTCTCTCACTTCGTTCCCCGTCATGATCCCGCGAACAAACTGGTCATCGCCCACTTGGGCAAGTTCGTTGAGATCATAGGCGTACAAAGACCTGGAGTTGAGCTTAAAATACCAGTCCGGAGAAAGCAGCAGCTTTCGGGTCATTTCCTGCTGAATGCTTTGAGCGATTGGCATAATCGTGGCATTAATAAAATTGTTCCATTCGTTCTTATCAAATTCTCCGGCCCCAACGACATAGGGTGGAACACCGAGAATCGAGGCTACGGTTTTTTTATCCAGCGTTACACTGTCCGATAAAGCCAAGTCAGTCAAAGATAGCGGCTTCACTTGTTCCACTTCCATAAAACCCGAAGGAATGATCCACGGCTCTCCGCTTCCGTCTGTGGATATGTATTCTTCCAGCAGCCTTTTTCTCCCTTTAGGGCTTGAAAACTCGTCTGCTAACGCATCCACTTTAACAACAAGAGATGGTTTCCATTTGCTTTCCATAAATCCGCGCTCAGTCGCTGCCGCTTGTTTCAAGTTGTGAGCCACGTCTTTTAGTACCGCCCGATAGCCCTGTCCTCTCCACGGATTTTCCGGGTCTGGGTTGGATATAAAATGAAGAACATTGTCTGGGTCGTACTCAACACCGCTAATTTGGACGAGATAGCCAAAATCTTTTGTTTGTGTGATAGACACGGCGCTCGGCTTTATCGGAATTAAATCTTCCAAATATCCGTCTCTCGTCCTTGGATACACAAAAGCATTTCCATCTCCATCCAAGAGCATTGTTCTGACGATGGTATACATTAGGCTTTTCCGTGTCATAAAGCGGTTGGGATTTATATCTATCTTCCTCGACAACTCGTTTTTGATACGAACGTCCCCGTTTGATGTATTTGCCATCAGGTGGATTGTCATGCTGGAAACTAAATCAGCGATTTTCCCAACCGCCATCATGATTTCCGGGCTGTTCGATAGTTTTGTATACCCTTGAACACAAAGTGTCTCGTAGGCTTCTGGGCTGCACAGCCAGGTGGTGCTCTTGTCCATAGCGCGGAGCTTGATATTTTTTTGTTTGGTTTTCATTCCTCACCCCACCACGATTTTGCGGTACCGCTCTTCTCTAAAGCCTCCAAGTTTCGGATGCAAGCAAATACAGATGCGTCAAATATATCAATTCTTTGCTCCGGGTAAACTTTTTCGTACTGGACCATATCGTCTGTTTTTTCAATGGCGCTCACGTTTTGAACACAGTACTCAAAAGCATCCGAGTGCATATAGTAAAGCTCCCCGTTTTTCGCTTTCTGTTCAATTCTCCGGAATCCTTCGGATTTTTTGTAATAATATTGCGGCTGGTCCACGACGTTAAAGCCAGCCCCTTTCATGCCGATGAAATACTCTCGGCAGAACTTCCGATCGTGCCCTACCTGCTTGATTTTAAAGCCCAGCTTTCGGAGTCTAACGAACCAGTTCACCACATCCGCATGGTTTACTGTTGGACTGTTGCAGAGATCAAGCCACCCATCATCCTTCCATCCAAATAAAGGTATTCCATCTTCATCCGCTTTTTGATGCGCGGCCACCACCGGGAACCACGCATGAGAAATAATGATGTCAACGTCCGCCGTTTCTCCGTTCGGCTTTTTATACCCTTTCAACGTTCCATATAAGGCAGCCGCTGTTAGGTCATGCATCTTAGATAAATCCGCTCCGCCATACCAGCTGATAGGCAACTTAGCCAATTCTTCCATAGACCAGTTATATTGGCTATCACTAGCTTGAAACTCATCCAAATTAAAGTACGCTCTGACCGCCGACGTATACACGTTCAAACTCTTCGCAAAAAAGTCTTTCCTTTGTTGGGGATCGTTTTGCGCCTGAATCGCGTCGTTCATAATGTCCGCTGGTCGAATAGAAACCCCATAAGCCGGGTTCGCCATTTCGTGGATAGTCGGATTTGTGTAATCTACATTTCCGTTTTCGTCCTCATCTGCCTTACAGATAAATACAAAATATTGTTCATCTATAGCGGTGCCATCAAGAATTTTCTTGCAATATTGCAGCCGCCGGTAACAAAAAGAATTCATATTGTCTCCGGCCGTCGTTATTCCGATCATCAATTTGTTGGTATATGCTTTCATAGCCTCTTTGATGATGTTGTACTGCTTTGGCGTTTTATAGGCATGTATTTCATCCGCAATAGCGATATTGCAGTTGAGAGAATCTTGTCGGTCCGGATTTGCAGCCAGAGCTTGGATGAAAATGGAACCATCCCCCAAGTCACCCTGAATGCTATGTTCCTGGTTATTGTCAATCACTCGGAAATTCTCTTTCTCGCCCATCTGTTCCAAATTGAAGTTAATAAAGTTGAACGACTCCAGGGATTGCTTCAGTGCGGCTGCAACAATGTACACTTTGCTTCCGCTTTTTCTTTGGAGTATTCCGAGTGCCCAGGCCAAAGCCGCTGCAAAAGACGTTTTAATATTTTTCCGAGGGATATAGATAAATGCCTCTTTAAACCGCCTGTTTTTTGTTCCCTTATGAAAGAACCCAAGCATGTTGTATATCTGGAATTTATGAAAAGGCTCCAGAAGAAACGGCGTTCCTCTAAGAGGCGTGCCGTCTAACCGCTCTCCCTGCGCATGGACAAAAGTTTTTTCAATAATTCTGATTACAAATTCGGCATCAGACGGGCAAAAATCGTAATTGTCATTTTTTAAATCATTTAAAAACCTCTGGCAGACTTGCTTTAACTCTCGGCAGGCAATTTTATTCCCCGAAACAACACTTAGCGCATATCCCATAACAATATCTTCGTTTGGGTAGCGTTTATCCTTCACCTTTTATTGCCTCCGCAAGTATGGATTTCTTTTGCTTTTTTTGCTTACCATTGTCTGCCTGTGATTTTGGGTTTAACATCAGTCTGTCAGAATATTGCAGGATGTCTTTTCTCAGAGCCTCCATTGTGAGCGAAAGCGGAGACTTCTTTTCTCCACCATCCGCTGTTTTTGTTGAATACTTAAATGATTTTCCGTTTTCATATTCTCTCGAAAGGCGCTCGTATTGCTCCCTCAAGCCGGAATAAATGTCTATAATCGGGTCATATTCCGGCCTGTAATTTCCCATTGTTTTCATACTACTAATCGTATTTGTTTTAATGGTGTCTTTTGTAATTGCAGGCCGCCCCAATGTTCCCCATCCTTTCCAAAAAAGTTTTTTAGGGATCGCTCTATTGGAAAAGGTCCCCTTGCCTCGGTCTCCCTATGTCCTAATCTTAGCGTTTGGAGGGGGGGGATACCCGCATCCTCCACCGTTCTCCCAATGCGGTCAATTTGTGCGTTGACCTTTCGTGCATTTTGTTGTGGCACTCATCACATAATGCAATTAGGTTCCATCTCTTCAATCTTAGATCTGGTCTTTCTTCTATCGGGTTTGCGTGATGTACCGTTGTAGCATCTTGCATCTTTCCGTACCTTGCGCAGTTCTGACACTTATGTCTGCTTTCTCTTATCACGCGCATGCGCATTGCTTCCCAAGCCTTCGTTGAATAGAACTTATCTTTAGACATTATTCTTTTCTCCTAGCTAGGTCGTTTCTCTTAACTGTGAGATTGTACGATTGACATCTCTCAGCGTGTACGCTATAATGTACACAAAGGAGTGATTCCC